TTTTTCTGAAGTTCTAGAAAGCAAAACACGAATTAGACCAACTGGTGTATTTATACAATCTTCGTGACAGTCCTGAGTCCAGCACTTCCATAATCCAAAATAAGGATGGTCAACCTCAACGTTCATTGTAAAAGCGTTTGGGTTATCCCCTTCGTGTACTGGACAAGCACAAGAAATATAGTCGCCAAAGTCATTAACTTCTATATTAAACCTTGTAGAAAGTATAGGTACTATATTAGCTGCAATCAAGTCTGAAAGCTTTTTCAGTTCTTTTGTTGAAAGCTTTCTCAAAATGGTTTCTCCGGGTCAATCTCTTCTTCTATAGTAAATCCTTCTTCTCCACTATGTACGCTGTTGTCAAACCCTTCTTTCTTTTTCTTGTTGGCTAAAACGTATTCAGACTTTGTAAAGCCTTCGTCTATTCTTCCGAAATCACCATTCAGATTCATGTTGATATAATCAAAGTCATCAGAAAGACCACCGCCATGACGAGCAATTAAGGGAATTAGTTTTCTGTTACCACTAGCTCCAGCATCTTCTGCTAACTCTTCGTCTGATTTCTTTTTGAATAGTGTAAGGCTACTACAAAACCAAGAAAGCCTATCTGATCCACTAATGACATCTTCAGACTCGCGCGTTAAACCATCTCTGTTTAATTGCACGAACGACAAGCAAGGAACGTTTTCCTTGATTGCAAAGTTAACTAAGCTCTGCATTTGGTAGCCAAGGGCTTCAAATTCTTTCATGTTGTTTACTTGAGAAGAGCTGGTTAGCTTTAGGTAATCATAAATAATTAAGCATGGCTTAGTTTTTCCGTTTTCGTCTTTGCCAACTTCTCTTTCTTTCCATCGTCTCATAACGGCTAGGGTTTCATCAAAATCCATACCAGCAATGGTAACATACTTATAGGGTATGCTTTTTAGTTTTTCTACGCCTTGACGAACCCTCTCTTGCAGCCCTTGGGATTTACCAAATTTCCCTGTCGAAATATCATTGATTGGAATGTCGGTTATGTTTCCAAGTAAACGATGGATATGGTCTTCTTTAGACATTTCCGTATCGAGCATTAAAACTGGAATACCCAAGCTTCCCGCAACGTGCAGTGCGACACTATCTGCGAATAAACTTTTACCAGCCTTTGCTCTAGCACCAATTAGGTCTACATTACCCCTCCTTAACCCACCCCCAATAGCTTTGTCAAAACGTGGGAAACCAGTGCTTATACCCATCATTTCGCAAGGGTTGTCGATTAAGTGCTGGACGTATTCATCAATTTCATCCCCGATATGAACAGGGGCATTTTCAGCTTGGTTATTAAGACTGGCAGAGAAATCAAAGAAGGGGGTTTCACCAATGCTTATTATCTGGCTTATTGTTTCATCGCCAGTGATTTCACTGATGTTTCTTTGTATTTGAGATGCTGTCAAATAAACATCTCTTGCTATGTCAAACTTACAAAGGGTTAATGCTTGATGCTTGACATTGCTTAGTTCTACGTTTATTGATGAAAGACGTTTATAGTAATCTTTAGGAACGCGCTCCATGA